TTTGACCACTGGCTCACGCAACACTTTTGTTGGCGCGTACAACGGCTCTAATGGTTCAGGCCGTCAAATCACAACTGGTTCTGCCAACACCATCCTTGGCGGCTACGACGGCAACCAAGGTGGCCTCGACATCCGCACTTCTAGCAACTGCATTGTGCTGTCGGATGGAGATGGGAATCCGCGCTATAGCACAGCGGGCGCGAATTCTGACCATGATTTTAATATTGCTAGTGCAGGCGGAAATTGCACCTTGCGTCTTAGTCGTGCTGGAACTCCTCGTTGGTTCCTTTGGAATGACGGAACGACTAACCGTCTTAACATAACGCCAGCGTCGTTTGCCTCTGGTGTTTACTTAACTGACACGGCTACTTCGTGGACGGCATATTCAGACAGAAGAATTAAAACAGCAATTGTTGATCTTGATTTGGGGCTTTCGGCAGTAATGTCGATGCAACCTCGCCGTTACACATTTACAGCAACCGGGGTTGAAGATATTGGTTTTGTTGCGCAAGAACTTAAGCAGGTTTTGCCAGAAGCCGTTGTTGGTGAAGAACTTGAGATTTTTGAAACCGACACTGCACAAGAACGCGCAAAGAAACTTCTTGGTGTTTCCAAAGAAACCATCATTCCAGTGCTAGTCAAAGCCATTCAAGAACTCAACGCTAAAGTAGAAGCACAAGCCGCAGAAATCGCAGCACTGAAAGGACAATCATGATCGACCTTACCCCTGAAGAAATTGCTCGTCACTATGACGCTTGCATGGACAGCGTGAACCTGATTAACGAATACGTTGCTCAAAAGCCAGAAAACATGGATTTGATAGAGGCAATAGATACGGTAAAACGTAATGTTGACCACTTAAAAATCATGATTGAAAAAGGTTATTGGTCTGGCGATGAGTTGGCTGTATTGCAAAATGCTGTTAATAAAGGTGAGTACGAACCTATCAACGAAGGTAAAAAATGAAGTTTGAACTAGACCAGAATGAAGCTGCGTTTGTTTTGCAAGTAATTGGTAATTTGCCAACTCAGTCTAATGCTTATCCGTTATGGCAAAAGCTGGTAGCGCAGTTTAATGAGCAGCAACCTAAGCCGGAGGATTCCAATGGCAGTTAATGCACCTTTTACCCCGTCCGGTAACACCGTGACGTTTACGGCAGCAACGACTGCACCTGCTGCGGTACAAGCCGTATCTACTACCCTTGGGGGCAACCAGTACCGCATCTTGAATGCTGGTTCTGTTACTGCTTTCTTGGGTGTTGGTACGACTGCAGCTGCGGCTAATGCTGCTGCTGCGGTAGTGACTTCTTCCGGTCAAGCTATTCCGCTGTTGGCTGGCACAGACGAAATCATTACCTTCTTGCCAAATGCTTACTTCACGGCATCGACAGGTTCAAGCACTGCGGTGATTTACATCACACCGGGCGACGGAAGCTAAAAATGCTAAAGACCGTAAGCACCTATATCAATGTCATCGGCGCTCTTGTTTACAAGGGTACTTGGAACGCTGCTATCAACGATCCTACGTTGACTTCCAGCGTTGGTGATAAGGGTGATTACTATGTGGTGTCAGTGGCAGGTTCAACTAACCTAAACGGCATTACCGATTGGCAGGTCAACGATATAGCGGTGTTTAACGGTGCTGTCTGGCAGAAGATAGACAATACCGATGCGGTGTTGTCGGTTAATGGGCAGACAGGTGCAGTGGTACTGACAGCCCCCGATGTGGGTGCTGCGCCGAATACAGCGTTTGTGTTGGCAGGCACGGGTTTAACTGGCGGTGGACAGTTAATCGGCAATGTCACGGTTACCCTAGCTAATACGGCAGTAGCTCCCGGCACTTACGGTACAGCCAGCGAAGTATCTCAAGTTACGGTTGACGCTCAAGGCAGGATCACCAGCGCAGCTAACGTAGCGATTGCCATTGCGAACTCAGCGGTGTCTGGCCTTGGCACAATGTCCACGCAGAATTCCAACAATGTGGCAATTACAGGTGGCAATGTCAGCAGTGTCACGCTGGATGGCGGCACTTATGCCAACGCCAACATTACCAGTGTTGTAACGCCTTTCCCGAACAACTACCTAGCCAACAGTTCTACAACGCTAGGCAGTACGACGTTGACCTTGGGCGCTACAGCAACCAGTGTCGGAAACCTGACACTCTCGAATACCACAATTACCAGTGGCAACGCCACGTTATCGAATGTTACGGTAACATCCAACCTCAATGCTAATTTAGCAACCAGCAACACGGCGGCAATGCCTGATCCTAGTCTGCCTCTGGCACCAGAAGGTTACATAACGGTCTATGTCAACGGAAGCGCCAAGAAAATCCCTTATTACGGAGTCTGACAGTGGAACCTCAGTTCCTTATCAACATTCTTTTTGCAGCCGCAGGAGCCGCTTTTGGGTGGATACTGAACAGTATCTCGCGCTCAATCGTGAGGATCGAGGACAGAATCTCGGAAATTCCGATGATCTATGTCAACCGGGATGATTACCGATCAGACATCCAAGATATTAAGGGAATGCTTGGCAAAATCTTTGACCGCTTGGATCAAAAGGCCGATAGATGAGCCTGAACATGGATGCGCTGGCTACCCCGATCTTCGGGGAGCCGGACAGCCTCCGCGACTTCCTGTTTGAAAATGGCATTCAACACCAAGTCTTTTGGGAAAGACTAACTGACGCTGGCTTTTATGTGCCACGCTACCCCATCATTGATGCCGACCCGCAAGACCTTGACGATTGGCTGTTAATACATCAACAAGAACACCAAGCGTACTCCACTATTCTTAACCTAAATGACCCCTTTAATCTGCTAGACTTGGATTTCAACCAAGAGGATGACTTTTACGATTGGGTAAATAGTCACTTGTTGATCCATGAGCAAATAGCACGAACACTGGGGGTGACATGATTTCCGATGAAGACTTCTTGCGGCTGTTTAACACCGCAATGGCACTTGCTAAACCTATGGGAAAGCCAACGGTTAATGCCGAACAAATAGATTCTGGCTTTGAAACAATTGACGTTGATAGCCTAGATTTATTGATAATTGCCATGTACTTGTGTGATGCCTTTGCCGTGCCAGAAGAGATTGGCAAGGAAATGAGGCCAGCAAACTTGCGGGAAATGAAAGACTTTCTGGTGGCTAACGCGACTGTAGAAGGTTTTGATGTCGATTCAGCCATAGCGGTGATGCAATGAGCCTATTCCTAACCTACGGGCATACCGTATCCAACCCGCAAACCACGCTGATGGAAGACATTTTGCACCCACAGCGTGTGCATTTCATACCGGAAAGTTACCAAGGTGCAAAACAAGGGTTCAAATACCCACCGCATAACCTTGCCAACATGGTGATGGCACCAGCAACGCTGGAATGGCTGCGGGAAAATCCGGCATTAGGTAAGACTGCTTTTATTCTGGCGGCTGGCAATGCTCACTTTGCTGGCATCAACCCGCGCAAAAACCAAACGAACACGCAATTGCATTATGAGTACAAGTTTTTGCCCTTCACGCTTACGCAAGTGATGGCTGGCAGGCTGGCAAATATGATCTGCCAACCCGATTACATTGCTACGGATTCCACTGCCTGCGCATCCAGCCTTAAAGTGATGATGGACTGCTTGATGCTGGAAGCCTTTGGCTTTACCCGGTTCATCATTCTGTCTGTCGAAGACGCCGTATCCAATTCCGTTTTGCAGTTCTTTGGTGATTCAGGTGCCTGCTTAACCTTGGCTGAAGAAACTACCAAAAACATTGTGCCTAGCGCTTTTGATAGCAGAAATGGTGGCTTTTATGTCGGTCAAGGTGCCGCCTTTGCTGTTTTGCAAACAGAAGGTGAAGTCAACCACTATGGTCTGACCCCAAAAGCTCGGCTAGTGGGTGCGTACCATGCGGCAGAGAAGTGGAACAATGCCATAGGCCAAGCGCCTGATGGCAAAGGTTATGTGGAAGCCATTGAAGGTGCCATGCGGTATGGGGAAGTGTTCCCAACTGACATCAAAATTGTGAAGACACACGGCACCGGCACAGAATCTAACAACGTGTCTGAAAAGTTAGCATTGATGAACACTTTGAATAGCTTTGTAGCCACGTCATTTAAGCCAAAAATAGGTCACACAATGGGCGCTTCGGGCTTGCTAGAAACGCTACTTTTGCTTGACAATCTGGTTTATGGTGTTGTACCTGCTATTCCTAACCGGACAGAAAAAGACGATATTTTCCTGTCTGAGGACTGCGAGACTCCTGATGGGCTGATCCTTAGTCTTGCCGCTGGAATGGGTAATGTGTATTCCGCAGCAATCTTTGACCCAGTGAGGTAATGATGGTTCAGATGGTGGACAGTCGAGAACAGGAACTCAGTCCAGAAGATATTGTAGCCATTGCTGCAATGAATACGGACGCAGGCGTTGATCGCTCAAAAGCAATCGCTATGGTCAACGAAGAGCTAAAAATGGATGACACCTTGTTTGTCCGTCAAGGCAATACGCTTTTCATCATTCATAAAGCACAACCCGGCGTAGGCTGGTTTCGTGCGTTTAATGCTGATGTTGCTGCCAACTATCTGCAAAATAGTTTGGAGTTTATCCGCGCTTGCTACAAGATGGGCTTCGACACAATGGCATCGACCTTCTATGATCCTGCCATTTTGCAAATCTTCCGTTATATCTCAAAGAACCCACCCAATTCTGAGATGGGTTACAACCTACGCAAACTTAGTGACGGTCAATTCTTAGGAAGTATAAAGACTGGGCCTGCGAGAGGGGGTGCATAATGCCTGTTGTCGTTGCCATTGTCGCCGTTGGCGCTGGCGTTGCTGTTGCAGCGCCTATCGTTAAAGACGTTGTAGAAGAAGGTATTGAAGTAGTTGGCGATGTTGTTGAAGCTGTTGGCGACTTAGTTGAAGATGTAGCTGAAGTTGTCGTTGACACTGTTAAATACGTTGCTGAAAACCCTGAAGTTGCGCTTATTGCTGTTGCTGCACCGGCGCTTTTGCCTAGCATTGGCATAACAGGTATTGCGGTTCAACCTGTGACTGCTGGTTTGATTTCAGCGTCACAAGGTGGTGACTTAGAAGACATTGGTAAAGCTGCGCTTGGAAGCTTTGTCGGTCAAGGCGTTGGCATTCCTGTAGCAAAGGGTCTTGGAGAAGCGATTGGCGCTGCTGGCAACACAGCACAAACTGCTTTAGTTAATGCTGCTGGTGGCGCAGTAGGTTCTGCTGCTGGCGCTGTTGTTACTGGTCAAGACGTAGGTGAGGCTGCATTGATGGGTGCGGCTGGCTCTGCTGGCGCATCCTTGGCACGCTCTGGCGCAACTGGTTTAGGCCAACAACCGCAAAGCCTTATCGGTGATGTTGCTGCTGATGTTGGCGAAGCTGCAGGCCGCACTGCTGCTGGTGGTGATTTCAGACAAGAGTTAGCTGGTGCTGCATTAGGTTCTTTGACTAGAGAAGGTCAATTAGCGTTTGAAGAGTTAAGAAGCAGACCAGAAACCGCTGCAACAAAACAAGCGATTGCTGCATTTTCTCAGCCTCGCAGCCCCGGTGTTGGAAGGCAGCTTGGTGAAGCTACCGCTGGCTTGGGCATGAACCCTGTTTTGGCAGAAGAAACTGAAGGTCGATCAGTTCCCCTGACAGAAGTTGTCGTTACTCCTGATGTCGATACGTCGGATGTTCGCACTGGTCGAACCATTCCAAGTTCACTTCCATCCGGTAGAGCTAAAGCTGCTGGCACTGCAGGTGGTGTTACAACCACTGCAACTGGTGGCATGGGTGCTGGTGAAGGCGCTGGTGGCAGAGCGCCAGAAGAAATGACGGGCGCTGAGTTGCTTGAAAGTGCAGCGGAAGGCGAAGAAACAAGAGAGTTGCCAGAGGTCGTAGTTGAAGGTGAAGATGAACTTATTGTTGAGCCAATCGACTTTACTAAGTTTACTGACGAAGAGTTGATTGAGTATCTGAATCAAGAGTTTCCATTAACTGAGCCTGAAGCGCCTGAACCTGATTTCAGACCAATGGATGTCAGACCAGCAAGAGGTAGCATTAGAAGAGCAGCACCAAGTTCAATCAGTCCTCGCGTAGTAGGCACTAGCCCAACAGCAGCAATCGTGGGACAGAAAGAACCGATCTTTGGTGGTGAGGAAGACGCACAGCAAAGCGTATGGAACACCCGTTCCTTGCGTTTAAGAAAGGCATTAGGTGGCTAATATGAAAATACTTGAGATGATGGTTGGCAGTCGTGGCATGGGTGATGCTAAAGCAATGGCTGAGATGCTACGTCGCATGGGGCGTCGTGGTGACACCATGCTTGCTCACATTACGCCAGAAGAAGCCGAGATGCTGATGGAAGCTGGCGGTAGCGGCACCATCAACCCGATGACTGGATTGCCTGAGTTTGCTCGTCGTCGTTTAGATACCTACTATGGCTTTGAACCGGAAACAGACACTTTTCGTGTGCCAGAGCCAGACATTGAGCCAATAAGTCCATACAGCTTCCGAGCTAATGAGCCAGAAGTACGACTAACGCCACCTGATCAAGTTGTAAGTGCAAATGTTAGACCGCAGCGTGAATATGCTGATGTTGATTTTGCAAATTACTTACCAAGACTTAGCCCAGAGAGCTATGCGGCTGCTGATCTTGGTCAAGCGCCCGGCATCGGCCGAACAGGTTTTAGAGAGTTGCCGCAAGAAGATTTAACTACTAGAGCTGCAAGACAAGCGACTGGGCCTTACATGGAAGACCGGGCAAGATTTCCCGGTGCTTTTGGTGAGGGTTTGCCTCAACTTCGTACATTGACTGACCAAACTGCTGCGCAACCTGCTGGTGAGCCTTCGCTTGCTCAACGCGCCGAAAGGGGTCTGAATGAGTTGCAAGATTTGCTAGACCGTTACCCGAATCTGACACGCGCTGGCACTGCGGGTGCTAGTGTTTTGGCGCAAGCATTGATGTTTAATCAGGCGAATCAAGCTATGCGCCGTGACATTGAAGCTACTCGCGCTGCTGCCCAACCTTTCCGTCAAGCACAGGCTGAAGCAATGGGTCGTGCGACTGGTGAAGGCTTAACGCCAGAGCAACAGCAAGAGTTAGAGATTCAACAAGCCCGTGCGCGTGAGCAATTAGGTCAGCGTGGTACGCCAACAGGCAGTGCAGCCGCAGGTGTTCTGGCAGCACAGCAGCGTCGTGCGCGTAGCCTAGCCCGTCAAGAGAGCTTTACCGAAGCCTTGCGTCTTGCCAACATTGCAGATCAGTATGATCGTCGCGCACTAGAGATGGAATTGCAGCGTGATCAGCAGTTGGCACAGTTGTTTGCTGGCATTCTAGGCCGTGAAGTACAGCAGGCACAGCGTACTCAAGCGCCTGTACCAGCCGCTACCGGGAGGTAATCATGGCAGTTGATACATTGAGTGATGCACTAGGTACAGCACCATCCTTAGTTAAGGGTTTGAGTGCGCAGCCCACAATGAAAGGGCGTGCAGACTTTGCGCGTGGCAAGTTAGGCGAAACCTTTGAGGCTGGTGCTAGGGCTGAAGAAGAAGCGGCTAAAGCACAGTTTGGCATTGAACAAGGTCAACGACAGAAAGAAGCGGCAGCAGAGCGCGACTTGGCAGCTAAGTCCAGAGCAGAAACGGCAGCACTGGAAGCTGGCCTTCAACCTTATTCGCAGTTTGAAGCGCCGCAGATTAAGGCATCGGACTACGCGAAAAACGCAGGGATGCGTCTTTTATCTTCCCTCATTGTCGGAGGACTAGGCGGTGCCTCTGCACGCGCACAGTTGGTTGCTATCCGTGAAATGCAAGATGCTGAAGACCGTGTGCAGGGTGAAAGATTCAATGCTGCCAAGCTAAAGTTTGATGAGGCAGACAGGGCGCGTAAGGAGCATAACAATATGCTCAAGGATCGCTTTGACCGTATGTTGAATCTGCTTTCTAAAGATCGTAATGCAGCAATGGTGGAAGCCAAGCTGATTGAAAGTCAGACTGGCAATGGCCTGATTGCCGCACAGCTACGCAAAGGAAACTATCAGAAAGCCTTTGAGCTATTTACAAAAGCTATTGCTGCTTCTGATCAGGCTGATGCTGAACTAGCAAAGCAGCAGGCTATTCTGGCTGGTAAAAAAGAACTCAAAGCTATGGGTGGCGGTGGTGGCGAGAAAAAGGTCAAGATTAGTGACTTGCCATCAGATTTGCGTAAGCAGCTTAAGGAAGCTGGTGATGCCGTTACCAACCTTAGCAATGTTGACTCAACAAAAAATGATAAATACTTTGGAATTTCCAAGTCAGCTACCGCTGGTTCATTGATGCTTCAAGCAGTTGAGCGCGGTGATAGTTTTGCTGATATTGCAAACAGAGTTGCCACTAAACCAATAGATGCTCAAACAGTGAACTGGTGGAAATCTTATTGGGAATACATTTCCAAAGTTAGAAACCAATTGTACGGTGCTACATTAACTTCAAACGAACAGGCAGACTTTGAGCGCTTTACGATTACGCCAGCCACAACACCAGAAATCGCAAAACTATACTTTAGCCGTCAGCGCAAAGTTTTAGATGATGCAATCAAAAGAAAGCAAGGCGAAGCTTTAGGCGCATTGAAAGCACAAACGCCTGAAGAGCTTGTTGGTTCTTTAAGCGGTGGTGGTGGCCCTCGTATTCCAACGGTAAACACGCAAGCAGAATACGATGCGTTGCCGCCGGGTGGTGAGTACATTGATGCGCAGACAGGCAAGCGTGCTAAAAAACCAATGAGGTAATCATGGCAAGAGATCGTTTTGGTGGCGAGGTAGTTGCTGAACAGCCTAAGACTGATCGTTTTGGCGGTAGTCTGGTAGAGCAGATTCCCGGTCAAAGCGAGGAAACGCTACGCGCTGCTGCGAACTTGCCGCCCGAAAGCCGTATTGTCACTAAGTCACCCTTTGAGACTGGCTTGGAAGCAATGGGTGCTGTGCCAGTCTTGGGTGGCGTATCAAAACTATTTCAGCTTGGCTCAAGAGGTACACGGGTTGCACCGTATGGAACGCGTGCTGCTGAAGTGTTCATCCCTAAAACTGGTACAGAGTTACTCAAGACAGGTGCTTTATCAGGGCTAGGTGGCGCTGCGGCACAGGCTGCCAGTAATTTGCTGCCGCCAGAAACTAACCCGTTGGCACGTTTTGGCGTTGAGACTGTGGTTGGTGGAGGCACCGAAGGTCTGGCACGTTCACTGGGCGTTGCTGGTCGTGGCCTGCGCCCAATGCTCCCCAGTGGCGTTGAGAGTGCCGCAAAGCGTGTAGTCAGAGCAATGACACCACAGCAAGTAGCTGCACTACCTCAAACCGTTGAATCTAAGACTGCAATGGTGCGTGCTGCGCAAGAGAAATTGCGTGGCAAGCCAATGAATGAGCCAATTGATGCGGCAGAAGTTGCAAGGCTGCTAAACATCGAGTCGGTTGAAGGTCGGCGTCGTGGTGAGCAATTGGCAAGTAGCTTAGTTGCTGGCACTGAAGCGCGTCTTGCGCAGATTAGTCAGCCTCGCACGATGGAAGCTATCGGTGCTGATGCTCGTCAATTGGCTGGTGATAGATTAAAAGCCTTGCGTGATGCTAGAGAAGCTGCAACCAACACTAACAAACAAGCCATGCTTACCGAAGCCCGTAATAAGGAATTGCAAGGGCAGGGGGTGGAAGGTACTAGGGCTTTCAAAAACATGGAAGTTGCATTGGATGCGTTTATACGCGATCCGGTGACAAAAAGAGAACGCATTACTGGCGCAACAAAAAGCCAGTTTGATGAAGTTCGCCGCGAAGCCCTTGGTATTACTTACGATCCACTAACGGGTCAAACAAGCAAGGCTAAGGTTGGTTTTGAACGCCTTGAGCAATTACGTCGCCGGTTGGGTGATCGTGCTTCTGGTCTGCCTGAGACTGGCTTTGATGCCATTGGTCAGCAAGATGCCAAAGACCTTAAAGGTTTGGTTGAACGCATCATGTCTGAGTTTACTGGCAAAAGGTTTGACAAGTATCGTGCTGATTATGAGGAATTAAGTCAGCCAATTAACCAGTTTGCAACTGAGGTTGGTCAGGCTTTGACTGCGCCAAGTCAGCAAATTCGTGGCGCAATGGCTACCCAAGCCTCAACTTTGCCTGCAAAAATCTTTAGCACACCGGAGAATGTTGATGACTTTATTAACTTTACTGGTGGTAATCGGACTGCTGTTGAGAATCTGGCTAGAAATTATGTAAGCGCAGAGCTTAGAGAAAAGACACCTGCGCAAATTCGCTCTTGGTTAAACCAAAACAGTGAGTGGCTAACACGCTTTCCTAATCTCAATAAAGAGTTTGCTGACTACGCACGCAAGGCAGCACAGACTGAGCGCACTGTAGCCAAGACTGGCAAGCTAACTGAGCAGCGTGCCAAGATGTTTGAGATGGGTGGCACTCAGACACAGCAAGCTGAGAGTTTCAAAAACTTGATTATGGGCAATAGTACCGTGCGTGATGTTGCCTCTGCCGCCAAAGTCTTGGGTAGAACACCTGAAGGTGCTGAAGCATTCAAGGCTGGTGTGCGTGACCTGATCGGCACCTTGCCTCCGGGGGCAATTGAGAGAAGCTACCGTGATCGCATCAAGCCTTCCATGCAGGCTAGTGGCTTGTACACGCCGGATGAGATTCGGTTTATAGATGAAGCTGTTGCTGACATGGTAAGCATACAAAATGTTATTAGCCGGGCATCCCAAAACATAGGTCGTGTACCGGGTACAGAATCCTCTGCGCAGGAGCTTACTCGCCTGATCAACAATGAGTTGGCGCAGGTCAGGAAGGGTAGCGCTGTGGCTGGACTGTATGCAGCAGGTTTAGCTGCATTAGGAAGTCGGTTTGTCCCAGAGATCACGCCGGGCGTTGCGGCGGCAGGTGGCGCTGCGGTAGCTACTGGCGGTAAATTTGCCTATGATCGCTATACCCAGTATGTTGCCAACATTCGAGCAGCCGTTAGCGACATCGTGACTGATCCAGTCAAGTTAAAGCAGGTAATGAAGGCTCCCAAAGAGCAGCGTCAGGGCGTAATTGCAACATTGATCCGTCAAACCATTGGTACGCAGATTGGCACTAGAGCGCCAGAAAGGATTGAAAATGCCCCTAATGAAAGGTAAAAGTGCTAAAACCATCAGCAAGAACATTGGCGAGATGGTTCGTGGCTTCAAAGAATCCGGCAAGATTGGTACGAGTAAGCCTGCAAGCGTGCGTAAAGCTGTCAAACAGGCTACGGCGATTGCGTACTCAAAGGCTGGCAAATCGCGTATGAAGCGGGGGAGCAAGCGATGAATTACGACAATGGCAATGGAAATGACAAGATGAACTCTGGCGTGGAAGAATTACGCCGGATGAAAGAATCTGCCAAGCAAATGGCAGACAAACGAGGTGGCCCAATGCTGGTTAGCGTTCGGACTACCATGCTGCGTCAGAAACGTGACAATCGGAAAATGGAGCGATGAAAAAACAAAAGGGGCTGAATCCAGAACTTGAGCAGGCCATCTATGACCTACTCAAACAAACGATGAATGATTCAACAGCATCACTGACAGACAAGACCAAGGTACTAGACCGGGTGTTGAAGCTAGAGCAGATCAAGCAAAAGATCAGTGACGATGAATGGGGCAAAGGATTTTTCAATCCTGACGATGAAGGAGATGAGTGATGGTTGACGGGGCTGCTATTAGAATTATCAATGTTGCAATGGATATATTGTCACACAAGGCTTTGACGTTTTTGGCGTTGTTGTTTAGCTTTGTGTTGGCTTGTTGGGCGATGGTAGTACCAACATGGGAAAGGATGGCAATGGCAGGTTTCTTTGCTGTCTTTATTTACTTGCCGTGCATGATCGTTGAAAGGAAGTCAACATGAAACTTAACATTAGCAAAACCAGCACGACGGTGATGATGTCGAGCGAGAATCATAAGGGCAGCGCAGGCGAAGCCTATCGTTCCGCTTCTATCTCTGATACCTATGGTCGTGGCAAGCCTACTCGCACCAATCCTATGGGCTTCATGGGTATGCAGTGCTTCTCTGACTCGCCTGATCAGAAGAAGTCGCCAACATCCAAGCCCGGTAATGCTGGTGGTGGAAGGATTATCTAACAACCGAGGAGATATATCATCGCTAACAATATTGCATTTCAGCCTATGGGCAATTGCGTGGTAGCAACTGCTGCCACTGCAAACACTGAGGGTAATGTTGTCTCGATCACTGCGGTTAGCCCGGTCAATCAATACTTTGTATTTAACCCGGACAAGAATGATCCAGTGTTTGTGGCCTATGGTCAGACTGCCAACATTACTGCGTCTATCCCAACAGAGAATGGTGCTGCTGTAGTGGCAATTGCACCGTATGCGGAGAAGGTATTTACTGGGCCGCAGGTTGGCCCCGGTAAGACTACTTACGTTCGCATCATTGCGCCTCACAACAATGCCAAGCTGTACATCACGCCGGGAGAAGGTTTATGAAACAGTACATTTTTGATCGTGCAAGAGAGCCATCGACATGGCGTGGTGCCATCCTCTTTCTGACTGCGGTGGGCGTTCCAATTGCGCCACAAATGGCTGAAGCCGTAGTCACTGCTGGCCTTGGCATTGCTGGTTTGCTAGGAATGCTGACTAAAGACAACTGACATGGACTGGTCAAAGTATCCCAGTTTTCAGGCCATTGAGTTTGACTGCAAGCATTGCGGTAAGAACGAAATGAAACCTGAGTTCATGGAGAAGCTGCAAGAGTTGCGCACCTTGTATGGCAAGCCCTTGCGGATTACTTCTGGCTACCGTTGCCCAAAACATCCCATTGAGGCTGCTAAGAAGACCTCTGGCGCACACACTACGGGTCTTGCTGCTGACATTGGCGTGGATGGTAGGGCTGCGCATGAAGTCCTGACGTTTGCTGCCAAGCTAGGCTTTACCGGCATTGGCGTACAGCAAAAGGGTGCTGGTCGATTCATCCATGTGGACACGGTACAAGCGCCACCTAGACCAAACGTGTGGAGTTACTAATGGCTAAGAAAGGCGTCAGTCTGGCTATTGGGCGCGGTGAGAAGCTACCTGTGAGCAAGGGAGCTGGCTTGACTGCCAAGGGTAGGGCTAAACTTAACCGCGAGACTGGCAGCAATCTAAAGCCTCCTGCGCCGAATCCAAGGACTAAGAAGGATGCAGGCCGCAAGGCAAGTTTCTGTGCGCGTATGGCGGGCGTAGTACGCAAGGCTAAAGGGCCAGCAACACGAGCAAAGGCGTCGCTACGGAGGTGGAATTGCAGATAGAAGATGATGAAGTCATGGAAGCCATGACGGAAGAGCGCACACCTGATTTCCTATCAGAAGCACAGACTGCGTTCCCTTACCTAAAAGACAAAGAGCTAGACATCGTTTACACACCAAAGCCTAAGGAAACTAGGTTTTTGGAGTTCTACCCACCAGATGAGCCGGGTTCGCCTGAGATGCCCCGGCCTAAGTCTTTGCCGATGGGTAGAGTTGGCATCGAGGTATTCCGTCCTAACGTCAAGCCAATCGACATCCTTGGTGACTATGTGTCGCACTATGGCGTGCAGGCTGATCCAGAGCTGAAGAAGTATTACGGTCAGTTCCGTGAATCGCTTGACCCGAAAATGATGCAAGAAAGATACAAGTATCACAGAGAAAACTTTGGCGAGACACGCCCCTTTGAGGAATGGTCTGAAAGCAGTGGGGTGCCTGAGATATTCCGAGGCTACACTTTCAACCAGTTTGGCGACAACGCGGCAGAGCTTTACACCCCGCAGCAGCTAATGATCTTGGATCAGGTAAGAAAGTATTTGGGGATTAAATGAGTCATCCAGCGCAAATAGACTTTGTGGCAAGTCTGCGGTTCAAGTTTCCAGAATACTTTGTTGGCAAGAATGTGCTGGAGATAGGTAGCCTAAACATTAACGGTTCAATCAGACCACTCTTTGAGAAATGCACCTATGTTGGGGTTGATCTTGGCGAGGGAGCCGACGTTGATGTGGTGGCTAGAGGGGAAGACCTCACCTATCAAAATGATAGCTTTGACGTTGTTGCAAGCTGTGAATGTTTTGAGCATAACCCTGAATGGGTGGCGACGCTAAAAAACATGATCAGGATGGCGTCAGGTTTGGTATTCTTTAGCTGCGCTACCACTGGACGCAAAGAACATGGCACACCGCGCACAAGTCCTTCTGACGCACCCTTCTGCGGTGACTACTACCGCAATCTAACGGAAGAAGATATACGGAAGGAAATAGACTTGTCAGTATTCAAAGTATATCAATTTATAAGTAATGATACGGTTCACGACTTATACTTTTGGGGGATCAAATGAAAGAAGGACTCTACGCAAACATTAACCAAAAGCGTGCCAGAATCAAAGCTGGAAGTGGTGAGCGCATGAGAAAGCCGGGAAGTAAAGGTGCGCCCACCGATGCTGCATTCCGTAAGTCTGCCAAGACTGCACGCAAGACTAAGAGATAAGTTCTGCTGGCCTAGCCTTCCCTTCTAGGCTTTCCCCCGCCTTCCTCTGGCGGGGGTTTTTTACTCACTACCCATCAAGCCGCCTTCAAACAGGTACGTTCCCATGTGACCCATTTGGCACCAAGGCGCTGCATAAATCTTGCCGCCAATCTTGCGCCACTGGTGACAGAAGAAGTAATCCTCTGACAACAAGCGTTTGCTCTTTGGATCAATAGGATCAAGGAAGAAAGCGTAGATTTCCTGCCCTGCCAAGTGTGTCATGTCGCTAACGTAGGTGTCTGTGTGAGGCTTCAATTGCTCAAAGACATCACGCTTGACCAGCATGAAGCCCGTGCCAAGGGCTGATACCTCACACGGCTGATCTACTGGCACGGTAATGGAAGTCTCGCCTTCTAGCAGATTGACCACGAAGCTGCCTGTGTGGTTTTGCAAGTTGTCTTTGCCATCCAACACAGCTTGTTTAACCATATCCCAATTGATTTCCTTCTTTGGATAGATTCCACCTATGACATCAACATCGGCCTCAAGCATTTTGATTGCATCTTCTGCCCGAAACTTGATGTCAGCGTCAATCCAGAATAGGTAATCAGCATCACCTTGTAGGAATTGGTGCGCCATGTTGCAACGTGCGCGGGTAATCAGGCTTTCATTGAACATGAAGGAGCAAGAAGTCTTGTAACCCTTGCTACCTAGCACGCCAATCAAGTTAATCAACGACTGAACAAATACACCTGTACATTGCCCACCATACATAGGTGTACAAATAAATATATGTTTACCTGACATTTTTCCATACCTTTCCATTTCTAATGTTATTGATTGTTTGCCGACTTACACAAAACTCAACAGAAATTTTGGTGTCAGAAAGGCCGGTGCTAATAAGATATTTAATATCTTTAATGTCATCTTCTGTCAGTTTTGCCATTGGATTACGCTCTCCAATTGTGCTGCGCCCTTTGCTTGCCATGTCTTGCAAGTTTTGCTTTTGAGTACCTAAAAACAGGTGGGCTGGATTGACGCAATACACGTTATCGCAGGCATGGCAAACGTACATACCCTTTGGTATCTCGCCAATAAAGGCTTCATAGCTTGCTCTGTGCGCAAGGTATTTTCGATTATTAGATATGATTTCCCCATATCCTCTAACCTGAGTCGCTCCCATCCATATCCAGCAACCCGCTTCAGGGATTCGCTCGACCTTGGACTCAATTCTTTCCTTAGTGATTTCTTTAGTTTTACTCATGTGATCTCCGTAAGGGTGGGGCGTGCCACAGTGACGCTGCGCCCCGCAACGCTCCTAACTACCTTCAGGCGAAGGTTCATCCTGTGGCTGATGGGGGGTTAATTCGTTACCTAACAGAGTCAGTAAGTCGGGAAGTCTGAGCATGGCTAAAGACTTATTACCATCCTCACGCATGATCACAAGGGGTATTTGACCTATCTCGCAAGCCTTCTCTGCTTGCTCCATAAAATCATACACTGCAATCTTGCGTCTGCGTTTGCATTCAATGAGATATTTGCCAAGAATTAAGTCACCTTCATCCGACACCTGATACTGCCTCAGGTTCCGTCGAATGCGAATGCCTAGCTGATCAAATATCGCATTGGCGACTTCACGTTCATAGCTTGCGCCACGCTGCCTGTTAAGTTTGCTCATGGTGGGGGTGGGGTACTCGCTGCACTGGCTCTATCCTTGACGACGTTAATCATCAAACCAGAATCCGCTTTCCCCCGAAAGAGTTAATAACAGTTTGTCGTGCAGCTGGAACCGTAACAGCAGGTCGTACAACTTACGCACCTACCTTGATCACAGTAGGTATTGTAAGTGCAGCTTGCCCAAACCAGTGGTGCAGTAATCGCTAACCATAACGCAAATAGGTATTTCATGTGACCTCCATCAGAAAGGCAAATCAGAATCATCTTTCCGCTTGCTAGGGAAAGGGTTGACATTGCCGGGGCCGGTACTTTCAGGTGGCACCCAAGTATCTTCTTTGATTGAAATGAGCGCACCCCCTTTCGTGTCCTTAGTCCATGCTGCCAGCTTGATTGTGTCACCCGGAGCGTAGTGTTCAGATACCTTCAGTTCACCACGCCAGTCAGGACTACTAGGCGACTTCTTGTTACGATTGCTCAGTAGTACCCCTGTACCCATCTTGCGTTCAATGTCTGGTCGATCCATGTTGCTTCTCCTTAACTAATGAATAACGTGCTATCTCTTTCTTTCCAACACGCACCGTTTGCGTCACGATGGTGTGTCCATCTTTCCTAAGTTCTTCAATACGTGCCGCCAGCCGTAGCACGCCGTACAGTCTTAGGCTATCAAGGGCTGTAATGCCATCACCTTGCTGCAAATGATCTAGGATCATGGCTGATTGCCCCTTGCCGCTGGCTGGCTTCAACCCTTTTT